GACACCCTGAGTGTCGAACATTTTTGTCATCAGAGCGACCCTGCTCCTCTTTGTTTTGTTACTCTTATTATAAGCACACCACCAGACAAAGTCAACCAATTTGTGCCACTTTCTAAACTGTCACATTGAGTATGGCACACCTAAGAAACCATTGTTATTATAGGTGCACGGGGAACAATAACCCCACACTAAAAGAACATTCAAATGACTCTTTCAACAGCAAATTGGACAACAGAATGGTTAGAGGAGGTCCAGTATATGATCGCTCTTATTGAAGATCAGGCAGAGGACCCAACATGGTTCACAAGTGTTATCCGCACGACTGCTAACCTATTGCTAGAGGAGGAGGTCACCAGAGAGGAGGTCGAAGCATTTGTCGACAGATATTCCGCTTATGACCTTGACCATCTGGAAGACTACATTGAAGCATGCAACGAACTTGACGACGACGTGGTTCATGCTTACATTGATGAGCAAGGCGACGTCGCATACGCTGAGAGCGTTCTTGAAGCATATCAAGGGCAATATGAGAGCATGGAAGACTTTGCAAGACAGATGGTTGACGACTGTGGTGATCTTCAGGACGTGCCGCATTTCATAGAGAATGCAATTGACTGGGAAGTAATCGCAGAGCAATTCCATTGGGACTATAGCATAACCATTGACGGGTATGTTTTCAACCACAACGTATAGTTGTGACACTTGGGGAACTGGCACACGGTTCCCCCATTCGTTCTTTATTCCCCTTATAATAAGTGAGTAACAAACAAACAAAACACTCTATGAATAGAGCAATCGGAACCGTGAGAGCAACCGACACTAATGTCAAGGGACACGTTCTGAGAGCATCATCAGGTGGCGGCATGACATTTACTAAGGCGGGAGGTCTTGGGAAGTGTATGGTCAAAGACTTGGACGCTGTGATCGTTCGTGCTAAGGCACAGTACAGAGCAGACAGACGTGCAATGGTGTTGGAGGGTAGTGCCACTTCGTGAAGTGGACAGCAGTTGTGGGGGGTTGGGCGTTCGCCCCCCGTGCCGCCCTAAAAACGCATAACTACCCTAACCTACAAAGTGTTACGGAAGCGAGAACAATATTACAATGAAACTCAAATTTTTTTTCGCTGTTAAAAAATCCCCACAGGGTTGACTTGCTAATAATTTAAAAATGATATATAATGTCAAAACAGAATACTATAGCATGCAAAAAAATATCCCCGAAGAAAAACGCCCCATAGAGATAGATACAGTAACAGGAGAATATCTGATAAGATTACCAGAATGGGTTGTTAACGATCAGGGATGGTACGAAGATACTGAATTAAGTTTTAAAACGGATGGCGATGAACTTATCATTACAGAATACGAAGACTAGTACATATCACATATATCTAAGAGGAGAGTGTCTCTTCAAGGATCTTGATGATTATGAGTTTAATTTGATATGGGGAAGAATATATCAATCATACTTTAGGGATGAACTTACATATGAAGAAATTGAACTTGATGATGGTATAACAGAAGATGCAAGTTATTGATAATTTTTTAGAAGAAGATTACTTTGAGTATCTTTATAATAAGATATCTGATCAAAAGAAATTTGGATGGCAGTTTCAGAGAAAGGTTGCTACCTATGAAGAAGATGAGAATAGAAATCTAAATCATTTTTATTGGGTACATAGTTTATATTATGATTACAAAATAGAAAGTGAGCACTATGAAGACTTTCATCATTTGTTTAGGGAATTAAAGGTACAGTTCTTACATAGGGCAAGGTGTTTATTATTTGTGAATCAAGGAGTACAACATATACATGATAGGCATATTGATACACCATGTAATAGTAATACTGCGTTAATCTATATGAATACGAATAATGGGTTTACTGAATTTGAAACAGGTGAGAGGGTTGATAGTGTAAAAAATCGGTTGTTGCTTTTTGATGGTTCAGTTCCTCACAGTAGCTCAACACCTACTGATACTAGAGAAAGGATGTTGATATCCGTAACCTATCTTTAAGTTGACTTAGTCTACATAATGAGATATAATAATGGTATAACATTACGTAGGTTATGGCAAAAGGATTTACAGTTAAAGCAAAATCCCCTGTTGTGAAAAAAGAAGCAGAGTGGGATTTTGAGAAAGCAAAAGAAATGATCAAAGGGAAGACAGTTGTCTTCTGTTTACCTGGTCGTGGAGTTTCATACACATTTTTGAAGAGTTTTGTACAGTTATGCTTCGATCTTGTCCAAGCGGGTGCTTCGATACAGATCTCACAGGATTATTCCTCAATGGTTAACTTCGCTCGCTGCAAATGTCTCGGTGCGAATGTACTGAGAGGACCAGATCAATTACCGTGGGATGGTAAGTTACAATATGATTATCAGTTATGGATTGATAGTGATATAGTATTCAACTCTGAGAAGTTCTGGCAAGTGCTATTAATGGATCAGGATCTTGCTGCTGGTTGGTATTGTACCGAAGACGGCAAAACCACCTCGGTAGCACACTGGTTAGAAGAAGATGATTTCAGAACTAACGGTGGAGTGATGAATCACGAAACCATCGAAAGCATCTCGAAAAGAAAGAAACCATTTACTGTGGATTACACAGGGTTTGGATGGTTGTTAATTAAAAATGGCGTATTTGAACATGAAGGTATGCCTTATCCTTGGTTCGCTCCTAAGATGCAAGTCTTTGAAAGTGGCGAAGTACAGGATATGTGTGGCGAGGACGTTTCGTTCTGCCTAGATGCGAAGGAGGCAGGTTTTGAAATCTGGTGTGATCCTCGTGTTCGTGTAGGTCATGAGAAGACACGAGTAATCTAATGACCAAATATAATATTCTAATTGATGGTAAGATTGCCTTTGAGGGATTAACCCAAGAGGAGTATTTTGATAAAACAGAGGATTTGGCACAGCAGTTCTATAACTGTGGTGTGCCTGATCCAACTTCTTTAAAAACTGAAATGATTGAGGATGACTAATGGCAGTTAGAACAAAAATGGGTGGATTCGGTACTGGTGATTATATCCAAGCAACCCCGAAGAAGACTCGGCAGGGAATGGGAAAACATACGAAATACGCAGCATCGTCTCGTAACTCTGCGAAGAAAAAGTATAGAGGGCAAGGGAGATGAATGAATCTCCCTTTTTTGGTGTCCATCACGAGAACTTCATTTCGGAGTTCCAATCTAATCTTGATTGTGATGTTTTAATTGAATACTATGAGCAATTAGTTGGTGCTGGTGCGGTAGGTCCTAGAAATAATCGTAATATTGTATCGGATGAACAAGTTTCTCTAGACAATATGTTGACCGTAGATGAACTTACGGTAAGTATAACAAGAGTTCTAAGTGATTGGCATAATGTTGTACTATCATGTGTTCGTGATTACTATAAAAAGTATGATATATTGAATACTCGTGCTTTTGAGTTCAAATATTGTAAGTTTCAGAAGACTCGTCCATCTCAAGGGTATCATATGTGGCATCATGATGCTGATCCAGAAGACCCTTATCGTAAATTAGTCACTTTATTGTACTTAAATGATGATTTTGAAGGTGGAGAAACAGAATTTTTGTATCAGCAATGCCGAATTACACCAGAAAAAGGAAAATTTGTGATTTTTCCTGCTGGATGGACTCATACACACCGTGGAAACCCTCCAATGGGTGGAAATAAGTATATTATGACTGGTTGGGTCGAAGAATTTCCAACAAATAAAATTAAATTTCAAGATTTTGGAGAGGAAAGACCACCCATTTTTCAAAATTCATAAATCTTGTCTAAATAAAAGGAGGTAATACTAAATATTTCTCCTTAATGGCTGAAAACCGCACATCTCAAGCATTTAAAGACATAAGTTTGTCCTTCGTACCACATCCTGTTACGAAGGATTTGCCTGTTTTAACGAATGAACGTGCGATTATGCGTTCTGTACGTAATTTAGTAGAAACAATACCAACAGAAAGGTTTTTTAACACTCTTTTGGGTACTGATATTCGTGATTCTCTATTTGAGATGTTCACAAATAGCACTATACAGGTGATTGACGATCAAATTAAGACGACTTTACGAAATTATGAACCCAGAGTTGGTAATGTAGAAACAGAAATTGTTGGAGCACCTGATATAAATGCTCTTGAAGTGATTGTTTTCTACGATATTATTGGTATACCCCTACCACGCCAATCATTTACCTTTATTTTAGAACCAACTAGGTAAAATAATGCCATATACACAATTCCAAGACCTTGATTTTGGGCAAATTAAGACTCAAATACGAAATCATCTTCAAGCAAACTCAAATTTTACCGATTTTGACTTTGAAGGATCTAATTTTTCAGTTTTAATTGATACTCTAGCATATAATACGTATATAAACGCATTTAATGCCAACTTAGCAGTCAATGAAACGTTCTTAGACTCAGCAACTATAAGAGAAAATGTAGTTTCTTTAGCAAGAAATATTGGATACATCCCCAGATCTGTTACATCGGCAAAAGCATCTATAAGTTTTCAAGTTCAAATTGAAGATGCTACCTCTGAAGTTA